GTTTCCGATTTTGTTGGTGGGCGAAATTCGCGCTGCCGACTAACTGCTGGATAAAACTTTGATGGGAAAAATGGAACTAGGTGAATTAACATAAAGTCGTCACCTGCACTAACAACTATTCCGCTTGCTGTGCTCAAGTTTGTTCCAATTACTTGTTTAGCCAATGGTAAATCGACTGACGGTCCTTGAGATGCTGGTCCGTAATTATGCAAATCTACTGTGACCGCAGGTTGCCCAACAGGTATATAGGGATAAATACTAGTGTAATTCACACATAATCCTTCCCGATTCGTTACGCCTGCCGTTCCCAATGGAAAATAAAACGCTGCACCATCTCCCCAATTCAATGTTGTTGTTGCTGCCTTAACGCCCCAAAAATCTGTAGCCTGAGAATGCCTAATTATTCGTGATCCTCTCCAAAATAAGAACATTGAGGAAAAATATTGATAAGGTTCTAAACCTATTAACGAATAATTGATGTTGCCTGCTCCCGCTGGAAAATTAAATGGGGCTGAATAGTCATAAGCGCCAATTGAAAGTCCCGTTATTGTTAAACTAGCTCGTTTAAGACAATCCGAAACCGTGGCCGCTATTTCATTAGCAATATATCCTTTCTCTATTGACTGATTGGCACTATCACACATAGCTGGAAACGGCTTAGTAAATCTCAATTCCAATGACGTTGACTCGGCCTCAATGTCACCTAATCCATGAGCTGCATTCTGTAATCCTCGAAACGCTGTATCTTCTCCTCCTGCACGATAAACATTAATATAACATACTGCCGTCGCTGGTAATGAACTACCAACAATAGGTGTTAACTGTATTATGTTCACATGTGGGCATGCGCCGAAAACAGCTTGTCCTTCTAAATATGGGTCCACCCAAATTGTAGGCCGTAGAAAAGGAACTTCTACATCGACCCATGTTTCACCTGCTACATCTATTATTTTGTTCATTAAGTCACCACTCGATGTAACAGGAAGCAATAACTGATCCTGTTGTGAAATTTGACATTTAAAGGACATGAAGGAAGGTAATACAAAATGAATACTATATTTGATGGCTCCTTTCCAATAACGAAATGCCAATGAAATTGCCCACAACCAATCAATATTACGAAAATCACCATAATTTGATCTTTGTGGTGAACACTCAAGTGCATAAGATGTTATT